TTATGTTCTAGTCCAATCTTATATCCAATTTTAAATCCCAGTCGGTATAACATCTTGTCTTCATATTTTAGGTTTTCATAAGGAGTGTGTTTTAGCCTTATTTTTATTTCTGCTAATTGTTCTTTTGTAATCATAGTTCCTTTATTTGTAAAAACCAATTTCATTCCATCTATTTCGGAAATCAATTTGGTCTTCGGCACTTGGGTTAAGTTTTGAAAGTTCTACATGGTCTTGGTATTCTTGTTCGTGTAGTGCTTGTAGGCTTTCTCTTTCGTTTCCGTAGATGTTTATAATATCCTCTACAGTTAATTGTTCTTCTTTTTTATTGAGTAGTTCTATTAGTCTGTTCATTTGCCTTCTCCTTTGTTAGTTTGTTTTGGTAAGTTCCACAACATTACTTTTTTCCTCTTTAAATAAGTAATACAGCACAAGAATATCCTTTTGTATTTCTTCAAAACACATATCCCTTGAGTCCTTCCACTCTAAGTGATTAAGTAAATCTAATCTCATTGTTTTTTCATAGAGCAATTCTAGCTTTAGTTCTAGTAGTTTTTGGTTCATTATTTCCTTCTTTTGTTTAGTTTATTATAGAGTGTCCTCTACCTTTTAAACAGCTTTTCATATAATTTTCCTGTGTTCTTTTTTCTTCAGGTATTATAAACAAAGAGTAAGGTCTTAAAATATTATTTGTAACCCAAGCACCAACTGCATCAGCCTTTGATAAATTTTGATCTGCTAAAATTCTACAATGCTGTATGTCATTAGTTGCTTGTTCTGCTGTACTGTTTGGAAATGTACCAGACCTTCCAGCAGAATCTATTAGCGGTTTGTAGGCACAGTTAGTCAGCACTATCGTCATTAGTAATGCTAACGACATTTTCAGTTTTTTCATATTTCCTTCCCTTGCTTGTTTTTGTTTTGCTTTTAATTTCAGCTTCATAACGGGCTGATAATTTCTTTATTACATTTGGCTTCTGTGAAAAATAGAAATTTACTATTTCAATTAATTCATCTTGTCTATTTTCCTTCAACAAAATACTCAAATGTATTTTGGCAAACAGTCTTTCGTTCATCTTTTGTACCATTTTGTGTTCTCCTCTATATGTTTTAATGATTGGCTATATAGTAACTCAGCGTCTTGGTCTGTTATATCAAAATCTTTTCTAGCATCAAACTTAACTATACTGGGGGAAGTTCCTGACATAATTTCTTGTATCATAGTATTAACTATGTTTTGTTCCTTGTACACTTCGTGTTTTAGCATTTCTTCTTGTTGCTTATTGATTTCTTTTGCTCTTTCAAAGCTAGAGTCTAAATTGTTCATAATTGTATTCCCTTCATTTCTGTTAGTTTGCTAAATAGTTTATAATAATCTTTTTTAATAGATTGTGCATATACTACCTCTTGTTCTAAAATATAATCTCTTAACATCTCGTGTAAGATTTCTATTTCATTCTTCTTAAAGTTGTTTGCTATTTTTCCCATTTAAAAATCATTCCTAATATGCCATATACAAACATTACTGTTAAAATAATTAGTAAAAATATAAATACTGCCATTAGTTACCTTCCTGTTGCGGGGGCTTTCGCCCCCAGTTAATTTAAGCTTTTGTTGGTTTTCTAATATAATCTTTAATATTTGGAATATTTTTTAATTTTCTTACACATTCTGAACCAATATCCCAACCACCCATAAAACCACCATCTGTATTTTTTGGAGATTCTGCATAATCCCATTCGTCTTTATGAATTAAATTTAATTCACTACCTTGACCAGCAACTATTGTGTAATGTTTGGCAGTATGTTTTATACCTTTTCCACAAAGTATGCACTGATAGCTTTCAATGCAATTATTACTATTTTTTTCATAATATTCACTCATATAATCCCCAATATAAATTGTAGGGTTTTTGTAGTCTTTGTTTAAATTGGTCATTTGTTTTCCCTTTGTTAATTGTTAATATAAAAATAATATAGATATTTACCCCCAATGCAATACTTAACTACCATTTAATTTAGCTATTTATATAAATAGAATATAATGAATTCAAACACTTATTTATGTTGCTATTTTGTTCTATTGCTACTATTAGGTTAATTGTAGCCATTCGGAGTGCCTTCCCTCAGTTTGGCTACGCTACTATGATTATCCCAAAACGAATCATTATTAAATCCAGAGTTCATTTGGAGTGGGTTGCAAGAAATAATGTTTGCATCATCACTCGGTCAAATTATGGAGTCCAAGCCTGTCATATAAGAAATGTGTTTGGTAGAGGCGATTGCGGTCTGGGAACTAAGGGTGGCGATATGTTTGTAGTACCTATGACTTGGCAAGTCCACCACGATCAACACACAATGTCTGAATTAGAATTTTATTGCAAACACAATACAAATCCTATAGAAATATCAAAATCTTTAGCATTAAAAACAATTTGCAAAAAGATCAACAACTTAGCAAAGGAAGGTTTCTATGACTACTACATTGAACAGTACGCAAATCACCAAGCAAGTGCAAAAAGCACTCTTGAATCCAAAAATATATAATAACGACAAGGAGTTTTTTGAAATAGACCAAAAGAAGATTTTACTATCTATTTTAAAAGAAAGGTTAAATATAAGCTACGCCAAGCTAGGTAAAGAATTTAATCTTACATGGTACCCAATTTATGTTTCTATTAAAACAGCTAATAAAAAATACGCAGACATTTTAAATAAAGTTAGGAAGGTGGTCAAATGAAAAGAGGTTGGATTCTTCTACATAGGCAAATTTATTCTAGCACCAGTTTTAGGAATGAATTAGATAGGTCAATTTTTATATTTCTATTATCTCAAGCAAGTTACGAACCGGTAACAGTTATTTATAGAAAAAAGCGTATTGCTCTGAATCGTGGTGAGTTATTAATTACTTATGGCGATATAGCTAAGAAATTTGGTATAACAGTTCAGAATTCAAGGACTGTAATTAAGAACCTTAAGCTAACAGGGACTCTAACAGTTAGTCTAACACGAGGTTTAATGCGAATAAGCATTGAAAAATATATACAATATCAAGATGTGGTTAAGAAAAAAACAGACACATCAACAGGGACTCTAACTAATAGAAGAAAGAAATTAAATAAATCAAATAAAAGTAATATAGTAGAAACTCCTATGATTAATAAATATAAAAAGATAGAAATACCTAAGTCTAGCAAACCTAGATTGAAGAACCTTAGAACAGAAATATTTGAAGAAAAGGTTTATTCCGAGTTTGAGATTGCCAGAAAACGGTTAAGTTCTGATAGATTTGAGGAATTTGTAAAACAACGCCTTGCAACTGATAACAAATCAAACTAATAAGCAAATTAATAGTATCTTTAAACTTAACTCAGTAGCCTTACATGAAGAAACCTACTCAATTAAAATTTGGACATAGGGATTTTAAAATAAAATATATCTCAAAAAAAGAAGCATCTAAAAGAAAAATATATGGAGAAGTGGACACCTCTACTAACACTATAACAATAGACAAATCATTAGACGATAAAGTTAATTTTAACACCATTATACATGAAGTCATACATGTGATAGCAGAGCATTATGCGTGGAATCTACCAGCCAAAAGTGAAGAATTAGTTTGCGAAACCACAGGCAACGCACTCTCAGATGTATTTAATCAGAATCCAAAACTTATAGAATACCTTGCATTTGCTTTCAAAAAGTAGTAGGCAAAAAACAACGATCACATATCGGTAAATTATGGACAAGAAAACAGAAATCATAGAAACAAAACCATTCGGAAGACCTAGTTTTGTATTTACACCCAAAATACTAGAACAGATAAAACACATGGCTTCCTATATGTGTGTGAAGGGAGAAATAGGGACAATCATTGGGTGTTCATATGCCACTATACATAGATCAGAAGAAGCCTCTAAAGCATTTGAAGAAGGGGTAGCTATTGCTAAAGTGAACATAAGAAAGACACAATTTGATATTGCTACCAAACTAAACAGTTCTATGATGGCAATCTATCTGGGCAAGATATATCTAAAACAAGACAGAGATGATGATGACGATGATTACAAGCCGTTGCCATTAGGAGATGTTGTGTGATACCATTTCCCAATAAAAAATATGACATTATTTATGCTGACCCAGCTTGGAACTTTAAAAGCTGGTCTGACAAGGGTAACGACAGAAGTCCTCTACAGCATTATAGTTGTATGTCTATTTCTGATATTTGTAATTTACCTATCCATGATATTACTAATGACGACTGTGTTTTATTTATTTGGGTTATTGACCCGCTTCTTAACAAAGCATTTGAAGTGATAAAGTCTTGGGGGTTTACATACAAAACAGTTGCATTTACTTGGGCTAAAGAAAACAAGAAGTCTTCAGGATATTTTACAGGACTCGGTTATTGGACAAGAGGCAATCCAGAGATGTGTTTATTAGCAACCAAAGGAAAACCCAAAAGAGTATCAAAGTCAGTAAGGCAATTAGTTATAGATGCTCGTAGAGAACACTCAAGAAAACCTGATCGTATTAGAGATGACATAGTTACCTTAATGGGAGATAAACCAAGAATAGAACTATTTGCTAGACAGAAAATAGAAGGCTGGGATAGTTGGGGTAATGAAGTTTAATGGTTAAATACTTTTTATTTATGCACATAATGGTCGCCAATCCAACCGGACAAGTTCCTAATGTTTATGATTTTTGGTTTACAGAACCAGAGTTAAGATACTACGCAACAGAAAAAGATTGTATTACCAATGCAGATCAAGTAATGATTTGGGCGAAGAATAATATGGAATCTAAAAAATTAACAGTACTAAAGACATGGTACGAATGTGTGGGGAAAGATGAACAAGTATCATTTAATCATAAACCTAGAGGACATAAAAAACTATGAAATTAATTTTAGACAAGAAGTCCTTAACAAAGCTTTCTACTATCAGGCAAAAACTATCTTGCTTTACGGACACTCTTTTAAAGCCAGTAAAGAAACTATTGAACAACAAACTTTTACTAGCAACTTCAACCATCATTACGATCTTATTGTTGTTAGTAATCTTTTAGAAACTGTACCCTTAGATTACTTAAGCATAGTAATTAAAGATATATTCAGCTATTCAAGTAAGCATGTTATGGTAATACTAAATTATAAAGCCGATATGTATCAACCCATTATTAAACAACTAAGTAAATACCCAAGACACTCCTTTTATTTTAATGCTATCTGAACCACAAAAACAAGTATGCTTATCTAATAAAAGATTCAGAGTCCTAGTTACAGGAAGAAGATTTGGCAAGACACATTTATGCCTTACTGAGATACTTAGAAAAGCTAGGTTTGCAGATAACGGAAAGATATTTTATGTGAGTCCTACTTACCGAATGAGTAAGGAGATCATGTGGAAACAGCTAAAGAAAAAAGTCAAAGAATTAAGGTGGGTTAAATATATTAATGAAACAGAACTAACTGTAGTCTTAATTAATAATTGTCAGATTAGTTTAAAGGGTGCGGACAAGTCAGCAGATAATCTTAGGGGTGTTGGTCTTAATTTTCTTGTACTGGACGAGTTCTCAGACATACCAGAGGAAGCATGGAGTGAAGTTCTTAGACCTACCATTTCTGACAAACATGTTAATGGAGAGGTGTTATTTGTAGGCACACCCAAAGGAGTTGGTAATTGGTCATTTGATATGTACCAAAAAGGTAAGTCAGGTGATCCAGAGTGGGAGTCATGGAAGTTCACTACAGTAGAAGGTGGACAAGTAGAACCACACGAGATTGAACAAGCAAAAAAAGATTTAGATGAGAGAAGTTTTAAACAAGAATACTTAGCTTCATTTGAAACATACTCAGGCGTAGTCTATTATAACTTTGACAGAGAGAACAATGTTAAGCCTTGTAAATATGATCCACAAGCTATTATCCATGTGGGCTTAGACTTTAACATTGATCCAATGTCAGCTTGTTTATTTCATTTAAAGAATAATGTAGCAGAGTTCTTTGATGAGATAGTTATTTACTCCAGTAACACAGATGAATTTATTGATGAGTTATTAGGAAGATATCCTAAGAATAAGATTGTAGTTTATCCTGATCCAGCTTCAAGACAACGCAAGACTTCTGCCGGTGGAAGAACTGATCTTACTATCTTGACCAACGCTGGTTTTAATGTTAAATGTAAATCTACTCATGCTTTAGTTAGAGATCGGATTAATAGTGTCAATTCAAGATTGAAGAATTTTGATGGTTCAAGGAATATATTTATTGATCCCTCTTGCAAAAACCTTATTAATTCGTTAATGAAACAAATGTATAAAGAGGGTACGAATATACCTGAAAAAACTGGACACGATCATATGACAGACGCACTAGGTTACGGCATAGAATATATCTTCCCTATTTCAAGTACACTTCCACCTTCACAACCTAAGAGATTTAGCTAATGGCATATTCAAGACAAGAAATTCTAAAACAACACGATCATTACAAAGCATTTGCAGACAGATGGCAATATTTTATCCGTTCTTATTTGGGTGGGGAAGAATACAAAGAAGGTAAGTTCCTACAAACCTACAACCTAGAACTAGAGAATGAGTTTTACAAACGATTAAAATTCACTCCATTAGATAACCACTGTAGAAATGTAGTTCATATTTATTCATCATTCCTATTTAGAATCAAGCCAACTAGAAATCTTGGTTCATTAGAGCAAGACTCTACCATTAATATGTTCTTAGATGATGCTGATTTAGAAGGTAGATCATTCTCTCATTTGATGAGAGAGTTGCAAACTTACGCTAGTGTTTATGGTCATTGCTGGGCTATCATGGACAAACCAAACTCCAATGCAAGAACTAGAGCAGAAGAATTAAACCAAGAGATTAGACCTTACTTAAATATCTATACACCTGAGAATATTGTGGATTGGAATTACACCAGAGCAACTTCAGGAAAATATTACTTAGATTATTTAAAGGTTAGAGAACACAAAGATAGCCAAAAAGAAATATATCGTGTTTGGCACTTAGACAGAATTGATACCGTTAGATTGAACAGCGTAGGTGTTACTGATCCTGTGGTTATAGACTCTGTTGATAATCCTTTAGGACAAATCCCAGCAGTTATTTTATTCAATCAAAGAAGTCCTATGAGAGCAGTAGGTGTTTCTGATCTAACAGATATAGCTGACTTACAAAGA